CATCAAAAGCTTCCATTTCTATTCCAGGTGAAGACATGGTAAATACAGAGGATTCGCAAGTAGCTAAGATGATGAGAGCTACAGATGAATTAAATAGATCTGCCAGTAAAGAAGATAAGTTAGAGGGATTTAGAAATCGTGGGGATGATGTATACATACCTGGAATAGAAATGGAAGCTTTTGATGATACAAAAACTATTGATGAGGAAGATGCTAAACGTGGTGTAGGTGAACCAGTAGATTCTACTATGGATGCTAAACCATCAGACTCTATGGATATGTTTGGATCTTCTGAAGAAGACATGAGAGATGATTTAAGTTTCTTTGAGACATTACTATCTGGATTGGATATACAAGATACTGCATCTGACTTTACAGAATCAGAAGAAGACAGAGAGTTCAGAGATGAACAAATGGAACCTCAAGTTGAACCAGATGCTCCTGAAGATGAGTTTCAAACTGAAGTGCCTGAGTCAGAATTTCCAGGAGATAAGTTTAGAGAAGGTGGTGAAGTTAAAGCAGACTTTGATGGTAAAGAAGAAGAGAATGAAGATGAGGGAGATCCACCACCTCTAGCTAAACCTGAAGAAGTAGCAGATGATATACCTGCACTATTGTCAGAAGGTGAATACGTACTACCTGCTAATGTAGTGAGATATATAGGACTAGAGCGTATCATGGATATGCATCGTCAGGTATTGTCAGAGATACAACAGATGGAAGATCTAGGCATGATCCAGAACGTAGATAAGAATGGTCAGCCTGAAGATGATGATGATGAGATGAAGTTTGCTGAAGGAGAAGAAGGTGTAACTAAAGGCACTATTATTATTGCATCAGCTAAACCAAAAGGTATGATGTGTCCAGAGCCATTTATGATGAGTAATGGTGGATTTTTTGAAGGTGAAGTAGGGAATACTGAAGAGTATGGGGATCAGTTCTATGATCCAGATCCAGAACCAGAGCCAACAGATTCTTTTGATTTTGGTGATGACTTTGCAGGTGATGACTTAGGTTCAAGACCTGACGATGATCCTACTGTCGGTGATTATATAACTGATCCAAATTTTATGGAGGCTGCTGGCATCACTTCTTCAGAGGAATTTGGTAGAGCAGCATCAGATACAGCACAAAAAATTAAAGAAAGTTCTAATCCTTTAGAGGGTGTTAATCCAAAACAACAACCCGAAGTAAAAAATCTATTAGAAAAATTTGGAAATACATTTTTGAATGTTGTTGATAAAGCCACTGGTTTAACTAGAATGGTTAAGATGGCTGAAGCAGCACACAATGCAGGCATGAAGTTAAGAGAAAACGCTCATGCCGAAGCTGTAGCAGAGGCAGAAAAAGCTAGAGGTAAAGCTTTTGATCTTAATGATCCTAAAGATGTACTAGAAATGGAAAATGTAAAATATCAAGCTTGGGCTATTCCTGGTCAAAGTCCTTTAGAAGATATGTATTTTTATGGTGGAACTGCTCCAAGAGAAGAGGGAAATATTCCAGGTTATACAGATACAGACTATGCAAAAGCTTCAGCAGCGTATGAAAGAGCAGGGGGAACATCAACAATCATTGGAGATACACTTAAAGATCTGTTTGGTTTTACATCTAAGGTAGACTCAGTTATAAAAAAATCTCCTAACTATTATACTTTAGGATCAAAAACAAGACCTACTGTTGGAATTGAAGGTATAATGGATGCAAAAGATATGCGAGATATACCAGATATGAAGAAGAATGTGTCTATGTTTCCAAAAGCAAATGATGAGTTAGGAGACGAATATTATGCAAATCTTCTATCTGCGGAAGCATACCAGCCTAGCTCAAAATCATTAATAGTGCCATTTGAAAATGCAAGAAGAATGGCTGAAGGTGGTGGCATCATGGTAAAAAAAAAGTTTAATGTAGGAGGAACATACGTACCAGGTGTAGGATACAGAGAAACAGTAAACCCTAGTGTAAAAGAAGGTGATCTTGATAGTGATTTAAGAAGTTATGATGATATAATATCTGGTATATATGGTGTAGGAGGTATAACTCCAGACATTCCGTTTGAGGAAAAGCCAAATAAAAAGAGAAGAAGAATACTAGGTAGAGCTTTACCAATACGAGGTTTTAGAGATAAAAATATAAAAGGTCTGACTAGAGATCCTTATATTAAATTAGATATACAAAACATGGTTGGAATAGATGATCCTGAAGAACAAGAAAATATATTAAGAGATTTTGCTAAAGGTAGAAGTCAATTAGGAATGTTAAGTCCTTCGCAAAGTGCGCGAATGTCAAAAGAATTAACTAACTATGCAATAGCAAAACGACAACAATATGATGGATTTTTAGAAGGGGATATGGCAAATCTACCAGAAGGTGCTACAAATAGAGATGCACTAAAGACAATCTTCTGGAAAGAATTAAGCTTTGATGAGACTAATAGAACAGACGATGTTATGGAAGATTCTACACCCTACGGAGCATATACAGCAAATGTTATGGGTGTAGGAATGTTATATGGATCTCCTAGAAGACCTATGGAAGCAAAAGATTTTAAAAAAATGTGGTTAACGCCATTTAGTGAAGAACAAAAACAATCATTAGATAATAGTAAACTTGGTAAACTATTAGATTTAGATGGACCTGCTGATATAGAAAAAATTAATAGAGCGCAAAGTTACTTAACATCTCAAGGTAATGATAGATGGATTAATCCTGATACAAATATTTCAGCAGGATATATAAAAAATGTATTTAATGAATATAGGGGCTTCAACGGAACTCCTTTTCAATCAGGCGAAAAGTCTGATTCTATGTCCAACACATTAATGGGTAAAAAATATGTATCTGGAGTTGGATATAGATAATATGGGCTACCTTCTACCCTTTTCATGGTGAAAAGCTACTAGATGCCCCCAACAGAGAAAGTAAATAAAATGGAAGCAGTACAACAAGAAATAAAAAATACACCTATGCGTTATAGTAAAAAGAGTATAGAGGAGGAAGAAAGAGAAATTCAAGAACTAGAGGCTCAAAGAAATCCTACAGAAGAAGTAGAGGAGTCTGATGAGAATCTAAATGCTGAAGAAAAAACCTTCAAAAAAAGGTATGGTGATCTTAGAAGACACACTCAACAGCTACAGGATCAACATACAAACGAACTACGTAAATTACAACAGCAGGTAGAAAGCTTAACAAAGAAACAAGTAAAGCTACCAAAGTCTGATGAAGAGTTAGAAGAGTGGACTGAAAAGTATCCAGACGTTGCAAAGATAGTAGAGACTATTGCTACAAAGAAAGCTATAGAAGCTAGAAAGGATGTAGAAGAAAGACTTAAATATGTAGATGAAATGCAAACTCAAGTTCAGTTACAGAAAGCTGAGGCTGAGTTAGAGAAGCTACATCCAGACTTTGCAGAGATTAGGGCTGATGAAGCATTCCATGAGTGGGTTGCGGAACAGCCAAAGTGGATACAGTCAGCACTGTATGAAAATGACAATGACCCAAGAGCTGCGGCAAAAGCTATAGACTTATATAAACTAGAAACACAAAAGACTAAGCCTAAAGCTAATACTAAAGATGCAGCTAAGTCAATTAAGAAAACGTCAAGAGCAGAAGAACCAAAGACACAAGACAAAAGTGCTTGGTCTGAGTCTCGCGTAAAAAACCTTTCCTCTAAAGAATGGGAAAAGAATGAAGAGGCAATCACAGAATCTATAGCAAATGGTACATTTATATACGATTTAACTGGTGCTGCAAGATAAAAAAGTCTTGACAAATTAATTAAAATGTGATATACTTTGTATATTACTAAAACTAGCATAGGTATTTGCTAGTGTTCGGAAGCCTCTTAGCAATAAGACTACCTTCCTGTTTATGCTAACTGAAGAAGTTTCAACTACCTACACTCGTTAGGCCAGGTTTTCCTCACCCTAAAGATGTAGCCTTGAATTGTCAATAGTTGGCTCGTTTCGATAATAGCCGAAAGGAGATAACCAATGGCTTTTAAGACTGCTGCTGGTTACGGAAACCTGCCTAACGGTAACTTCTCTCCTGTTATTTACAGTAAGAAGGTACAATCGGCTTTCCGTAAGACTAGCGTGATTGAAGATATTACCAACAGTGATTACTTTGGTGAGATCGCAAATTTTGGTGATACAGTACGTATTATCAAGGAACCAGAAATCACGGTTCAAGAATATGCAAGGGGTACGCAAGTAACTCCACAAGACTTAGACGATGAGGACTTCACCCTTGTTGTCGATAAAGCTAACTACTTTGCTTTTAAAATCGATGACATTGAAGAAGCACACTCTCACGTAAACTTTGAATCAATGGCAAGTGATCGTGCAGGGTATCGTCTAAAAGACCAGTTTGACCAAGAAGTACTAGGTTACTTATCTGGTTTCAAACAATCTGCACTACATTCAAATGCAGGTACAGCTAGAGTAGCTGCTGACAAATCAGGTACTGATCCAGTAACTGTTGCAGCAGACGGTTTATTAGCTAATATGAAGATCTCTCGCGCAAGCTTTGTATCAGGTGGTTCTGCCTCTGATTCGATTGCTACGCATCCAGATGGATCTACTGGTGAAGCTACTCCATTGGAGGTTCTAAACCGTATGGCTCGTTTACTAGACCAGCAAAACGTAGACCGTGATGGTCGTTGGGTCGTTATTGATCCTGTCTTTGCTGAACAGCTAAACGACGAAAACAGTAAGCTTCTAAACAATGACTTTGCTGGTGGACAAAATGCTGGTGACATTCTAAGGAATGGACGCATTATCTCTGGTATGGTCAGAGGCTTTAGAGTTTATATGTCCAACAACCTTCCTTCAGTAGGAACAGGTGCATCAACTATCGACACTAACGGTTCAAGTTCTAACTTTGGTGTTATTGTTGCAGGACACGACTCTGCTGTTGCTACAGCTTCTCAAGTAGAGAAGGTAGAGACATATCGTGACAACGACAGCTTTGCTGATATTGTTCGTGGTATGCATTTATACGGACGTAAGATTCTTCGCCCAGAAGCTCTTTGTCGCGCCATTTATAACATCGCAGGTTAAGGAGGATAGATCATGGCTACATATGATATGACTGATGCCGATACCGTAGGTGTAGGGGCTGACTCGATTGCTGCTTTACCATCTAAAAAAGATAGCCACGTAATGTATAACATTGAAGCTACTCTTGATATTGATGACATGGCTGCAAAAGGATACTCAGGTGCAGACGGAGATGTTTTCCAACTTCTAGAAATACCAGCAGGAGTACTCGTACTTAACGCTGGTGCAGAAGTTATGAAAGCATTTAACTCTTCTGTAACTGCTGATATTGATTTTGCAGGAGGTGATGATATCGTTGATGGTGCAGACGTAACCTCGACAGGTTTCTGTGCAGCAGGTACAAACGGTCAAACTAACACTGTTGTTGGTTCAGCCGCTTCAACGTATACACAGTTTATTACAACAACTGATACGATTGATGTTACACTTGCTGGTGCAGCACCTACTACTGGCAGAATTAGGGTTTATGCTACTGTCGTTGATCTCAATGAACAGGGTGCAGAACCTGTAGCTGCTGCTAGGGATGCAATAGGCTAATTGATTTTGGGGTAGTTCATTAACTTGGGCTACCCCTTTATCTTGTTTTTGGATATGATATGGCTACTACTTTTCTTACATTAGTTAATGATACCTTACGTAGATTAAACGAAGTCGAGTTAACCTCGACTGATTTTGCTACAGCAACAGGTTTTCGCGCCCAAGTAAAGGACGCAATAAATTCATCAATCCAAGAGATATCACAAAAAGAATTTGAGTTTCCATTTAATTTTACTGCTGGTTCTTTAACACTTGTTATAGGCCAACAAGAATATTCTTTACCTGCTGATTACAAGATAGCAGATTGGGATTCGTTTAGAATAAATTTTGACTCAGACAATAATCATTCTGCACGTAATTTAAAACTTATCGACTAC